GTGAGTTCCTTGAGATCATTAAAAAAATGGTCTTCCAAGGAAAACCGTGGAACGAAGATAATCGTGAGCATCTTATCATTGAGTTGGGTGATGTTATGTGGTACGTTGCTCAAGCAACAATGGCACTCGATATATCCTTCGATGAAGTAATTGAAACCAACGTCAATAAACTCAAGAAGCGTTACCCTGGTGGTGAGTTCAACGTTCACAACTCTGAAGTTCGTGCAGTAGGCGATCGTTAAGATATTATAAAGGACCCTCCATTTGTGAGGGTTTCGTGATAAAATATAGATGTCTGACACTGAACTGCAATGATCAATCTTCACGAACGATACGGGCACTACCTCCACACAAATAAAAAGCATGAAATCACTGGAGAGAGAGTGCTAACGTATGGTTGGGATGATGATGGTTCTAAACTTATCGGTTACTATGTGATCACCGAAAATCACAAGATGGTGTTTTGTCCTAAAGGAAATTTAAAAAGCAAGGAAGCGTGGCAGAGCGGTTTATTGCGTTAGTCTTGAAAACTAATGTGTCTTCACGGGCACCGCTGGTTCAAATCCAGCCGCTTCCGTTTCATCCTCCTCTAAATAATAGAAACTACTATCTCTAATGGCATTCAATCAGCCAATAGCATCAACAGAAAATGTAAAGTCAGCAAGAGTTGATACCGTTAAATGCAAGAATTGGCAAAGTAGAAAAGCATTACTGATTGCTGTCGTTGAAGTTCTTGATACTGTCAAAACTGATCTTCCTGCAATGTTCCAAAGAGGAACCGCATACTTTACTTTGTCTGAAGATGGTCAAGTAAAAGTAAATCCTTTCTTGGGTTCTGGGTTAAGTTCTGAATTTCTTTTTGCAGAGGAACTAAGAACATCCGACATGAATGATTGGAAATCTGGTATCAAGAAAGTTCTAGAGGCACAAGAAAAATGGCAAGCGTCTTGGGAACAAGGTAGATCTAAAGCAACAGGTGTATTCAAACAATTTGGTAGAGGATCTGCTGGTAGAAATAGCGAGAGTTATGGTGCTGCTATTCAAACAGCAATTGTAGAAAATTTGCAGTGTGTTGCTTGTGCTGCGAGACAAGAGATAGGTCATGACATTTCCTATGAAGAGTTTGCTGAAGTAGTAAACCAAACACATCCCAAGTATGCTAAGATTAAATCACATTGCTTTGTTTCTATAAAGGATGGAGACTTATGGGCAGACGAAACAAAATTTAAATCATTCAAGCATTTTTATGAAATGTCTGATGCAGGTCCTGATTGGGTAGAGTCTTCTGCAAAAATTGCTAATGCTGCGTATAGAGACTTAAGTCGTGGCAAGTATAATTTTTATAGACAAGATCAGTATCCGCGCTACAAAGGATACTACAATGAATTAAAATCAGAACTTGCTCAGAGCAGTAAGACTAAAGGTAGAAATCAATTCAGTAGTGTTAATACAAGTCTCTTGCAGAGATTAAATAAGACACTTGGTATCTCAGAAGACAAGTGGAATCCATCTGATATCATTGCTGTTAAAACATCTTTTGAATCTAAGAAGAATTATCGTGCCCCAGATGCAGCAAAAGCATTATCAAAAGATAAAATAAATCAAGACACAATTCAATACTATAATGATCTTGCTCAGTTGTATGAATACAATAAGTGGATTCACGATCAGTTTGAGAACGGAAATGTTATTGGGATCTCTCTAAAGAAGGCAGGAAAATCTGTAAAGAGAGAAGTTATTTCCAGTCCAGACATTGGAACTATTGCAAGTTATAAAGACGTAGAAGTAAAAGTTACCGATGTAAAATATCTTGAGAGTAATGCAAAATGCTTGATTTACTTTGATGTCTCTGGGTTTTCAGATTACAATTTAGATGCAAGAGGATTTGAAGAGTCTGGTAAAGTTGCCGACATTCAAATTCAGTTGATGAAAAAAGATTCAACGGCAGCACATGGTAAAGTTACTTTACCAGCAACAGAAGTAATTGCAAAACTTTCTTCGGCAAGAAGACATTTCACTCAGTTAGGTAGATTAAGAAAAAGAATTTTTGGAGAGAATCCTAATAATGGATTCATGCCATACCCATGGGTTCAAAGTAAAATGAGAACTCAGGAGATGGTTAATCGTATAGCAGATCAGATGGCAGAATACATCCACACCATCTCCAATGGCGAGCACAGCATTAGACACATCACAAACTATCTCAAGGACTCCCCAAGAGTCTCTGCTTTTGATAAAATGAAGTATGTCAAAAACAAGATCCAGTCCTATGAGATCGGATACATGCTCGACACTGCCTCTAGTCACATCTCCGAGTCCGTTCAGCAGAACATTGTGAAGTCTATGTATTTCTACGCAGGATCGAAAGCATTCATGGTCTTTAACAATCAGAAAGCAACAGTCTTTATGCAGTCTAGTTCTTATATCAAGTTTGGTGGTTGATCTATGTCAAAGAACACACACCTAGAACACATTGAAGATCTCATGTTAATGTTTGGTGAGAGTGGAGTAAAAGAATCTTTCGATTACATTGATGATTTAGTGAAGACTTTTTCTGGAGACCCTAAAAATAGTAGGAAGTTCTCTACAAAATGGGATGGATCGCCTGCTATTTTTTGTGGACCTGATCCTGCAGATGGTCAGTTCTTTGTGGCGAAAAAAGGAATCTTCAACAAAACTCCTCAGTTGTTTAAGAGTCTTGATGACATTAAGAATGATAAAATTGCTGAAGGTTTGAAGAAAGTATTTACATATGTGTTCAAATATATGAAACCCTTATATGATAGTGGAAAGTTGAAGGACGTTGTTCAGGGAGACTTTCTTTATCATGAAGGAACTAGAAAAGTTGTGCGAGATGTTCACGGAGAAGACTGTGTAATTTTTAAACCACAACTTATCAGTTATTGTATCCCAGATCATGATGATTTATATGATGTTGCTAAATCTTGTAAGGTGTGTGTAGTAATTCACGCAAAATATCCAATCAATAATGCATCAACTGTACAAGATCTTTCTGTAAATTTTGGTTTTGATGCTTCCGAACATTCAACTAAAGATCTTCTTATATTAACTCCTTTCACATCAGAACTTGGTAGGGAGATGATGATCACAAAATCAGAAAAAAATAAATTGATCTTGTGGAAAAAAGCTGCTATGGTATTGCTCCCCAAGTGCAAGTCTTTTCTTAATGAAATTGCTCCATCTCACAATGATTCTTGGGGTATGGCATATTTTCTTAAGCAATACTTTAATGCCAAGGTAAGAGAGGGTAAGAAAGTTGGTAGTGCAAACAAATTTTATGAGGAGTATGTGAACTATTGGGAGGAAAAATTTCGTAAGAAATATTCTTCTCTGAAGCAAGCACCAAAGATTGCTGAATGGAAATCGAGAATGTATGAAGGTATAAAACTTCTTGAAAAAAACAAATCTCAATTCATTGCAATGGTTGGACTATATAATACAATCCAGAATATTAAGAACATTTTTGTTCCTAAATTAGAGAAGGGTGAACGGTTTAGAACATATTATTATGATGAAAAAACTGGAACTTATGAAATTGGTAATCAAGAAGGGTATGTTGCTATTCGTGAGTCGAATAATGCAGTGAAGTTAGTACAACGTCTTGGTGGATTTAGTCAACGCAACTTTGAAGAGATAAAATCCTGGGCTAAAAAATGAAGAGAGTAGTATTTACTTGGGGTAGATTTAATCCTCCAACAATCGGTCACGAAAAACTTATTGAGAAAGTTGCATCGATTGCTGGTAGCGATGACTACTTCATATATCCTACTCACACTCATAAAAAACCTAAAGATCCATTGCCATCAGATAAAAAAGTTGAATGGATGAAGATGATTTATCCGCAGCATGCAAAATACATAATTCACGATAGAGAAATAAATACCTTTATCAAACTTCTTCAAAAACTGCAAGTAGAATATGATGATGTAGTATGGGTTGCTGGATCTGATAGAGTTTCTTCTTACCAGGATCTTCTTAACAAATATAACGGAACAGAGTTTTCATTTAGAAACGCAGAATGTGTATCTGCAGGTGAAAGAGATCCAGATGCTGATGGTGCTGCTGGTATGTCGGCTAGCAAAATGAGAGCAGCAGCAAAAGATAAAAAAATTAAAGATTTTTATTCTGGTATTCCTAACACACTGAATGATACTGAGAAATTAGAATTGATGAAACAAGTTCGTAAAGGTATGGGATTATGAAAAATTTTAAAAAACTACGTGAAGAAGCACTGCGTCAGCAGCATAGACAAGGCGATGTCTTTGTAGAGGGTGATGTTATTATGTCTTCAATCACTGGAGACAAAGGAACAATCCATAGGACAGGAGTAAACTATGTGATTGCTATTACAGAATCTGGTGATATGTTTAGAGCGTGGGTGAAGGATATTAGAGCAGTACAAGTAACAGACGCTATAAATAAAGAGAGGAAAAGTAGTATTTTCAATAATGGAAAGACAAAAACCAGTCAATAGTGTGCAGCATAATGATGCCTTCTCCCAGGCACTGATCGAATCTTATGGTAAATGGGTAGGTGGTGCAGGATTTGGTTGGCATCTTAATGAAGATGGTATTCCAGCACCAGAGAAGAAAGAATTAGGAGCTCCTGGTCCCGCTGGCGGCACTGATGCATCTACATCTATTCCCGATCTTTCTGGTAAGGAAAAGAAAGAGTGTGATGACTTCTCCCAGAAGGATCCCAAAGCAAATGCTGGTGCTCCAGATCCTGCTGCTAATCTTCGTACTGGTCAAGGTATGAAGTATTCTGTTGGAGCAGAAATTAGAGATACAACAAAGGTTGTTACTCGTGAGCATGCTAGTGAAGGAACTGAAGGGAAAAAGAAGTGTCCCGAATGTGGCGGAAAAGGTTGTAGTCACTGTGGAGACACAGGATTTCATAAAATGAAGAAAGAGGATGTTAATGTCCTTGGTGAAAACTGCTGTGAAAAAACAGGAGAACCAGAATGCAAATGTGCAGAAAAAAAAGCGAAAAAAGAAAAAGCAGTAACTGAAGGTAAAGGTTTATACGCTAACATTCATGCAAAGCGTAAGCGTGGTGGTTCACCTGCTAAACCAGGAAGTGATAACTATCCTGCTAAAGATGCCTTCGCTAAATCTGCAAAGACTGCGAAGAAAGAAGAAGTATCATTTGAGTTAAATGGTGAGACCTATATCTTCGAGAGAGAAGTAATCGAAGAAGGTAGTATGAAGGCAGCACGTAAGAACGTTGGTGCTTCTACTTGCTGGAAAGGTTATAAGGCAAAGGGCACCAAGATGAAAGGTGGTAAGTCTGTTCCTAACTGTGTCAAGGAATACTTTGAGAAGGATCCCAAGACAGGTAAGATGGTTAAGAAGCACAACTGTGCGAAGAGAGTTAAGAAAGAAGGTCTTGAGTATGATGTTGTCGCGGGTGAGCACACGTTGCTTGAGGATGGCACTGTAACTCACTACGATATTATGAGAGAGACTACGATTCTCCATAATGTTCCTGTTGAAGAACTTGAGATCATGATCAGCGAAGTTCATGAGCACGTTGTAAATGACGACAAGAACAGAGAAGTTCTTGGTGAAAAGAAACTTGATCCAGTTGGTAAAGCAGATGCTGATATTGACAACGATGGTGATGTAGATAAGTCCGACAAGTATCTACACGCTCGTCGTAAAAAAGTTACTAAACTGATCAACACCAAGAAGAAAATGAAGGAGCAGGCAGAACTTCAGAAGGAGATTGAAGAAGAAAAAAAGTAACATCCGCTACCGTTGAGGTTATGCCTGACCTCGAAGACGGAGCGGAAGATGCTACTACTAAAAAGAAACATAAAAAATATGTTCTTAAGACCCTAGAAAAACAAAGGTTGAAGGATAAATAAAAAGGTAGTCATGCCTTTAAAATTATGTTAGCATTCTTACTTCCACTCGCATCAAAAATTATCAAAGATGCAGTTGCAAATATTCCAGAAAATGAAGAGCTCGGTGAGAAGATGGTTGAGATCTGTCTTGTTATTCTTGCTAAAGCAGTTAAGTTAACCAAGACTGATATGGATGATCAACTTCTTGAAGTTGTTTCAGCAGCGATTAAAAACAGGGAAGAGTAATCATATTGGGAGGGGTATATTGCCTCTCCCTTTTTTTTATAAATACATATTAGGTAAATCACACGCGCTGAAAACTCATGTCCCTATACGGAAAGGATGACAGCAATGCCAACAAAACCAAAGCAGGCATTGGCATTGCTGCATCATCACAAGCAAAAGAAACCATCTTCGTTGATAACGATGAAGCAGCACTTGCCGAGAATAAGGCTCGTGGTTTGAATGCTCCTGGTTGGTGGTCCTACTATACTTTCACTGATGCTGATGGTAACACCCGTCATAAAGCAGAGATGTTGGTAAGCATTGCTGATCCTGAAGCTAACGCTGACGAGACCCAGACAGATGATGCTATTGCAGCAGATCGTACAATTATTCTTACTTCACAACCTGCTCTTGAAGATGCAATTAGTCCAGGCCAGGAAGCAAGAATCGCTATAGCTGCAGAACTTGAAGGTGCTGATGGTGGATCCATCAATGCTACATGGTATGTATCTACCAATAACGGATCTAACTGGACCCCAGTCTACACCGGTAGTCCAACCAATTTCGGATCAAATTATATGTATCAAGGCACTAACACTGGTGGATTCTCTGGTGCGACACTTGTCTTTACTTCCAGTGCAGGAATGACTAACTACCAGTATCGTGTTGTTCTTTCTGCGGCAGGAGCTTCCGCTACTGTTACTTCGGATGAGTTCACACTAACATTCAGTTGATTATTAAATGAAATTTGATGAATTGACGCCCGATAACTGGGTAATGTTTGCTATTAAACATTATAATAATCCAAGTTCAGTTACTTTTGATGACTTCAAAAAAGATCTAAATAAGATTAAGTACATCAAAAGGTTGTTTCGTAGATACGAAACACAGGGTGAATTAAAAACTCATCTTATATTAAATCATATTATTGTGATGTATAATGTGTTTGATGATGCCGCCACGCCTCTTCTTTTCTATAAGATAGAGGCGACTCATTGGTCAGCATTGAAAGCATTTATACTAGTACTGAATCGCTTACCTGAATCTATAAACAAGGATGTAGATCAAGAATGTCTGAAGGAATTAAACCTACTGTGAATGAAATGATGGCGGGAGATGGATCTGCGTTGCAGATTCCTCCTGCATTTGTTATGGTAAATCCAAGACAACATCGTAGATATAAAAAAGCGAACCAGGATAAAGTGGATGGTCGTACTAAAGGTGCGAAGAAAATGCTGTCTCGTATAACTACACGTAAGAAAATGAAAGAAGAATTAGAAACAAAAACTATTTCTGAAGCAGTTCCCTCAGAAACAGAGAGAGCACAGAAGCAGATCGGTCAGATGAAAAAACTGAACCGCGCTAAAGATCTGCAGAAAAAACGTGGTGAAGCAAAATCCAAAATGATGAATAAGACTAAAGAGATGGACACTCTTATGAAAGCCCGTATGTCGGACTTCAAGAAAAAAGCCGGTGACCAAACAAAAAAACTTAAAAAAGAACAAACTGAATTGACTACTAACATGATTGCTGAATCTACCGCACAACAAGA